ATATTTCCATTTCTTTTTAAATGTAGTAAAATAGTTATACAGCAGAGCATCTAGGAGAAACTACATGAAAGTTCAGCTCAACGATTTGCGCAGAATCATTCGCGAAGAACTTAAGCGCCATCGCCTTAACGAAGATAGTGCAAAGACGACCGCAGGCAAAAAAATGGAAGTAAACCCGTCATCGAAGACCCCGCCGACAACAGATGGTGTATCATTTGTCCTGTCAAACGACGGCGACATATCCAATTTACTCAGTGGCGGTCTACAGGTATTCAAGGGCATAGGCTGGCTTAAAAACAGAGCTTTCGGTGTTAAAGCAACCGGGAATCGTCCAGATGCTCTATCAGGAGACAAAGCTCCTTACGGAGCGCAGCTTAACCTTCTCTACAATCCAATTAAGGACGAAGCGATCGCAGGAACAGAAGACCTAGTTTTTCAACCAAATGACATGGTCTTTACGGGGAGAGGCGGCGATGCCGTTGAACACGTTCTTAAAGACGCATTGCGATTCGAGATGGTAGAGCTAGATCCAGAATCTATATGGTGGATGAAGTCTAGATCATGAAAATCTCAATGAAAAAGATCAAGAACATTATCTCCGAAGAGATGAAGTCTGCGTTTCCTCCGACGCTAGGCCATGCAGATATTCAAAAGATGGTTTTGGCGGAGCTTACACGTTATCGTCGTGAACTTGGCGAGGCTTCTGATGCACCTACTACGCCTGAGCTAAACGAGGGGGAAGACGCTGTTGACTTCTCAGTTGACTACGAGGTTGACGACAGCGAATTGCCGGCCGACAAGCACGATCACGCAATCTACGGAGGAGGCGGCGTCGCCCGCATGGCGCGCTCTCAACTCTTTCGCATCGCGAAATTTGCCCACTCCCTCTACGATCGCTTAGACGACCAAGACGAATTACCCGAATGGGTCCAGTCCAAGGTCGCTACGATGGCGGACAGCATGGACGCCGTGCACGGGCACCTCGATCACAAAATGTCCGAAATGGGCTTCGACGCAGCTGCCGCATCCGAGGAAGACTAGGCTACTAACGAGCCGGAAGGTCTAATATCGCATATGCCGACGCCTAATACACCATTCTCAGGCTTTATCATCCGTTCAGGGATATTGACTCGCCTTATGTCGTGGTTTATTCCTGTGGCTGCGATCACCCTGTGGCCCTTCATTATCGTGAACCCGCGGTGGGAATCTGCACAACTACTACGTCATGAGCGCATCCATATTGTTCAACAGGGAGAGCTCTGGGTCTTGGGTTTCTATGTGATCTACCTGTGGGACTGGCTCCGGCACCTGCTCTCCGGCTCCTCTGCGCAACTATCGTATCGTATGATCTGCTTCGAGAGAGAAGCCTACGCTCACGATGAGGACGAGGATTACCTCGACGCTCGTGGGCGACACTCCTGGCAAAAATATTTCTGGAAGTCCTGATTTTTGCTTCCGGGGGATGTTCTTTTGCTTGCGTTTTCTTGATATTGGCGTAGCTCGGGCAATGGGTCGATTAAAAACTTTACAAAATTAGCTATTTAAAATTTCACTCAAAAATTATACCATTTTCAAAAGGTCCGACGAGATCCGCATAAGATTTATCTAAATCTTTGGGATCTCCAAAGGAATTTTGAGCAGTAAGTTTGTTAAGAAACGAAATATGTATAGAACATTAGCGCCTATATTTGCTAATGTGGAGAGAATTCATGGAACTGACCGCTAGTCAACTTAGAGATATGATTTTGGCCGAGGCCCAAAAAATCGAAAACGAGGGGGCAACTCGCCTCGAAGAAGAGGCTGTAAGCCTCGATATAGAAACGCTTCGCTCCATTATTCAGGAAGAAGCCCAACTTTTCGAAGAATGTGCCAAAATGTCAGAAATGGATGTCTACGAAGAAGGTGATGTCGACATGAGCGAAGGTCACGGTGAAGATTCACTCTCCGTTACACATCGTGGTGGCAGCCACGAAGAAGCAAACCCAGAACTTAATTATGATGCAGGCATGGACGAAGAAGCTCTAGAAGAAGATAGCTTTCGCCGAGAAATGGATCACGATGACGCAGACATTGATCATTTGCGCCGCATCAGAGATGAGCTTAACGATCACATCCATAATCTGGAAATGCAAGATGATCGCGCCCATGAACGTGATCCTAGCCTCCATGAAGAAGAACTTCCCGCCGAGCTGGCCGAGGAAGAACTAGAAATGATGGAAGAAGACGCCGCTGAAGACGCCGCTGAGAAAGCTGCTATGGAAAAGCTTACCGATCAACAAAAACTCGATCTTGAAAAAGCAAAGAAAGCATACGACGCGGCGAAGGACAAGTTTGGAGATATCCATTTTACCAAGGATGAGGCTGTTAATGAGTCTGCTGATTTAGCTAATTCGGATATGCTTCAACTCGCCGGATTAGAATCCAAGACTTCCGAAGATACCGAGGCTCTTATTAATGAAGCTACTAAGCGTCCTAATCCTGAGGTTTCACGCTGGATGCAGATTGCTGGACTCTAGGATTTAATATGCGTATTTCTAAAAATCGCCTCCGCGAGATTATTTGTGAGGAACTTCAATTAGTTCTAGAAGCAACCGATCGTGCGCCAGTTGTTTTTAAGACCGACGCCGAAGATCGCCGTTCAAAAAAGGTCCTGGACATGGCAAGACAAGCTACTTTAGCCGGCGTTCCTAAAAAAGTTGTTGAGGATCTTTTAGATTCCGAGCGCGCTGATATTTCTGTCGCGGATGATCTTTCAAAGGCAATGAAAAACGCAGATAGCGGCACTAAATCTCGCGCCGTAAGCATGCTTGAGAATACCAAGGGAGAAAGCGATGCAGATCAAGCTTAAAGATCTGCGCAAGATAGTTCGTGAAGAACTTGTCGCTATAAGCCCTACAACCGATTACGTTTTACCTTCCGGCAACATACAAGATGCCGATCCGATGGCACCTGTAACTCAAGCTCGTGCCGTTACTCGAACTGCTTTGGATTCCGACGTCCTCCATGATTCCGTCCTCCGGGCCATTCGAAATCGAGCCGACCTGCCGGTCGGTTCACCTGTTCGTCAAGCGCTAGACTTGCTTGATGATTCTACCGATGCTCAAATTTCCGACTTTGTTTCCCGACTTCGAGGGACCTCTAATGGCCCAAATAGATATCGTGACGTCGGTGTAGGCATGGTGTAGCTGCCAGGATCACGACGTTAAATTTTAAGATAATTCTGTTTGTTATTGGATAGTTAATCAATGTGTGATACTTGTGTTTCACGGAGATTAATTTGTCAAGGGATAACATGATTAGAATTCTTGCACTTCTGATGGCACTTTTATGGGCGAATCACGTCTATGCAGATGATGTGGTCCAGCAAGAAGATTCCGTGACTTATAAGAAGAAAACATCAATTGATTTTTCCGATGTAACCATTAAGGGCGAGCTTACAAAGCCTGAAGGTTCATACGTGGGTGTCCGAAAAGGTATTAGATTTAAAAACTTCATCAAAGTTCGTGCTAATTTTCGGGATAAATTATCAGAAAGCTCAGATAACATATGAAGATATCAAAAAGACAATTAAGAGAGTTTATTCGTCAAGAACTAGACCATCGCCCTGTAATTCAAGAACAGCAGATCGATATCTCCGATAAGGCACACGTTGAGGCTGAACTTGGCGGGGCTAAAGATGAGATCTTGCAAGCTATTGAAGCTTTGGGCGCAAATATTAGTTCTCGCCTAGATGATATGCAGACTTCCTTATCTGCTATAAAAGATACACAAGAATCTTCTTAATAGATTTTATTTTTTCTTTGCGGTGAAATATTTACTGTCTGAACGTAGAATGTAATTCATTTTCGTGCTCCCGGGAGATCTCATAAATGAAATTTAAAATTTCCAGTAAAGAACTTAAAAACCTTATTCCAGCCGCAAATATTTTAAGTGAACAAAAAGCTTCGAAAGAAGAAGTCGAAGCCGCCGGCGGAAAAGTTCTTATACGCGTCGACAGAGGCAAAGGATTTACATACGACTTAGATGTCAAAGCCAAAGAATTCACAGTTTCAGGTGCACCCGATAAATTCAAGAGAATTGTCGGAAAGAGAACGATATCAGCCACTAAGCTTCCTAAAGCATATCGCCGCATTATGGACGACCTTCAAAAACTCTACAAGGTAAGTTCTGATGATGATGTTTTTGCTGCAGCTGAAAAAGAGGTTTCTGGTGATGTTGAAAAAGAAAAAGCGGCATCGGCGTTTAAGAACCCTTCTAATCTTGGTGCCCTGGGCAAAGATTCTATTGAAGCAAAAGTTGTCCTGGCTATGACAAAGGCTTTTCAAGCTAATCCTGACTCCTATGAGAAGATGCTTGATATTTTTAGAGAAAAAGAAAAGCTCTCCGGCGGAATGTCTGTTGAGCCCAATCAGTCGATGGAAGAGTCCTTTATAAGAAAGCTTGTTAAAGAAGCAATTCAAGATCTAACTGAGCAAATGAGCATAGAATCAGACAAAGTTGGTGAGATCATTGACGTCTTAAAAGGAAAAGTAAAGATTGGCTTCGGGCTTGGTGAAAGACCTGAAGATCAATCCGATGAAGAACTTTTGGCAAAATTTTTAAACTCAGTTAAGGGCAGTGCTTGGAAAGCGCTTGAGTCTCACTTGAAGAACGAAGACACAGTAGATTATGCTTCCCTTATGCGATTTTTAATAAGTCAAAGAGGCGAGCAAAAAGATGCCAAGAAAAAAGGTGAAAAAGGTGGCGAGAAGATGAGCGACACTGATATGTTGAGGAAATCACAGGAACTCGCCAGAAAAATGATCGATGATCTTGAAATAGCTGACTGGAATCTGGGTGTGGGACAAACAGTCCAAGACTCACAAGCCCAACCTGTCCTGGATGATCTGGTCGCCACATTTGAACCACTATCTCCGACTTCCAGGAAGGATCTTTTTCAGGCTCTTCAAAAACAAGTTAAGAAGCAAACGGCGGCTGGTTGGTTTACTACTGCAAAATCCATGATGGATCAACTCAGGAACATGACCGTCGGCGATAAAGTTGAAGAAATAGTCCAGTTTTTTGAGAAGGTCCGCATGGGTGGCTTCCCTGATTAATACAAATAAGGAATTTATTAATGAGTAATCAATTAGAAATCGCGCTTAGAAAAGTCATTCAAGAAGAAATTCGACAAATGGTAAATGAATCAAAGAGCCCAAGCTTAATGGACGAACAAATTCTGTCAAGAATAGCCTCCCTTTTTGGTCGAGGCTCAAAAGGTGCTGCAGCCGTCGCCGATGATACTGCGAAGGTCGCTGCTAAAGCGGCAACAGCCGGCAGCGCAAGAACTGCCCAGACAGCGGATGACGTTCTTAAAATTGTGGGTGATGATCTAGTTAACGTCGCTGCAAGACGGGGTGCTAGGGGATTTTCATCATCAAAAGCTACTGTGGTTTCACAGATTGAACTAGGTGTTCAAAAAGGCCTGTTGACAGCAGACGATGCAAAGCTTCTATATTCTAAGGTAATGGAAAAAGGACCCGCCGGGGCAAAAGTAAGAAAGAAAATGGCAGATGCACTTAGCGCTGCACACGCTCTGGGCAGATCTCCTCATTCTGGACCTAGAATTTTCCAGATCGGAGACCAGACATTTTTTACCCTTCCCGGAACAACTTCTTTCATGCGCCTCAATAAGAATGTTGCAGAAAAAGTCGTTAAAGATGCTACTGGAAGAGGAATCGGTGTAAGGACTATGAGAGTTCATAATACTCCTGATCTTCTTAAAGCACTAAAGACTGCAGATGGTGCAACGACCAAAGAAGCTTTGGCTGCAGTGGCAAAGTTTGGAACTCCTACCGCAAGAGCTAAAGAGTTTCTTGCTAGATTTGTTCGCTATCCTAGAAATGTTGTTTTTAGAGTTCCTGGGATTGCGGGGCACTGGACTGCTCTTGCAATCGCCGGTATGCTAGCAGCTGGATTAATTGGTAGAGCAACAGCGGGTGAAATCGAGCCCGTTCTTACAGATGATGATATTGATGAAGATCTCAACATGAGCGTTGAAGACCTTCCTCCCCCGCCGATGACACTTCCCCGAGAAGACGAAGATTCTGGAGTTGGAGGCGGTGATGAAGTTGATATCACAGACATCTTCATCAGAGAAAAAGTTTACGATAACACCACCGACCCATCTTTCAAAGATATCAAGTATTTCTTTGATAAAGAAAAAAGAGAAGTTTTCAAGAGAAGGGCTGATGGTTCGCACATGGCACGCTATTTTCAAGGTCCCCAGGGTTGGAGAGCGGACTTTAAGGGCAGAATCAGGCGCCTTGGTCCGAGAACTACAGCAGCGATGGAACTGGTCGACGGGACCTATTAATGAGCAAGCCTTCTCCCTTAACTCCTAATAGACAAGAAAAAGAAAGCACTGCCGGCAGACTTAAAGCTGCTGCAACAAAAGCTATTGAAAATTCTGGCTTAGACGATACTGTAATCCAGCTTCTTAAAAAGGTTCTTGGCAAAGTAGGTTAACATTAACACACTTTACTTTTCTATGGAATAGTTATACTGAGAGTGTCTTTGAGGAGACCTTTATGTATGTAACACTTAGTCAACTTAAAAAAGTAATTCGGGAAGAACTTGGTAGAATTTCCGATGTCAAAGATCCTGCTGAAGTCGGTGCCGTTGAAGACGCATGGGCAGGCGGAGATGATCTGGTAGATCCCTTTGAATTTGTTCCTGCTGATCGCAAATCAGATGAGGAAAAGCCACCTAAAAGAAAACCTCTAAAAGAGCAAAATGATAATTCTATTAAAGTCAAGAAGCTAGCAGACGTTTTAGCTTATCTGGCTGCAGCTCAAGATGACCTAGATGAGCTTACTAGGCAAGAATACAATAATAGCTCTGATTCTTTAGCGGATAGTGATACAGATCTGTTTTCGGATCTTCATGATAGTGTTGACGCTGTATACAGTGAAGTTAAAAATGCCATTAGTGCTTTAGCACAAGGAAATGTAGTTAGAGCATCTGATATTGAAGAAGTCCGTTTACCAGGTGATGATTCCTGATAGAATTTTTTAGGAGATTAAGTTGACACTAGATCCAGAAAAACTTAAGCCTATTATAGCAGAAGAGCTTTCCGCTATTATTGCGGAGAGAGCAGCTACGCTTTTAAAACTAGCTGATGATCTTCTTAGATTTGGTGCCGATGACGCGGCAAAAGCGGCAACTAAATTAGCAGATGATGTTGGTAAAACCGGAAAGTCTGTTAGCGCTTTACGTAAGAGCTCCAATCCTGCTGAGAGAGAATTAGGAAGAAGATATCAAAGCTTATCTAGACAAAGAGCTAAGCTTAGCAAAGGTTCTGGTGGAGCTTCCGGTAGAGCTACAGCTAAAGGCGCACAAACACTGGGCCAGTCCGGACTGGATGATCTTAAGAATTTGATTGATAAGGGTGCTACTGGAAGTGTTAGGCTTCCTGCAGCTAGCGGAAGAGAAGCTATAACAGTCACAGTTACTCGTGAAGGCGGAAAATCAGCTGTTCGATCTGCAGATGATGTTGCAGCACAAGGCATGGACGATGTTGCTGGTCTTTTAGGGCAAGCAGAAGCTGCGGCTGCCAAAGGTGATTCTAACAAAGTAATAGAGATTTTTAAGCAGCTGGATTCTGCTTTGGAAAAGCTTCCAGGTGTAGGTAAACTCTATGCTACAAGACTTGGAAAAGCATATGCAGTCGGAGATGTTTCTTCTAGAGTCGTCACAGCTGCAGTTGATGATGAAAGCTGGTCAGTCCCCCAGTGGTTAGTAAAAACCCTGGGTGCACTGGTTGTAGGGGGAGCATTAGCAGGAACACTTTATTTCACTGCATCAGATAGTGATGAAGTTGATATTTCAAACATGGGCCAAGAGGAAGTAAACCTTGGTCGAAAAGGAACGGATATCACCAGTAAAATGAAAGCTTCTGGCATTTTCCAACCAGGAAATATTTACATTCTTTCTAAACCTTCAAGGGCTGCTGGAAAAGATTCCAAGTATCGAGGGAAAGTTGTAATATCAAAATATAAAGGATCTACAGCTAAGCCGGAAAACTTAGTTGCTAGATTCATAAGCGACCCTGGCGGATTTACCTGGAGTTTTGTTGAGATAAGAGGGAATGATGAGCTAGACCCGGTTACATTTAAAACCCTTTATCGTAAGTCCGGTGATCCTAACTGGAAAAATAAACTTAAAGCTACACATTCTAAGCTAAAAAGTATTTTGTAGGATACAATATGAACAAGATCATAGATGTAGAATCTTTAAATTCTGTAATCACAGAGGTTATATCTGAGCAGAAAAAGGGACAGGATAAAAAACAGGCCTGGAATGACATAAAAAGTAATGTCTGGAATAATTTAGAGAAAATTAGAAGCGGAGAAGCTTCTTCAAAAGTAATGTCTGATTTAGATGCGCTGACAACTGCTACTTGGCAGGTGAGCGGATTTAATAATAAGGATCTGGCCGGGCGCGGGGCATATTACATTGCAGAACTTATTAACTCTGGATTTTCTAAACTTAAACAGATAGCCGCAAAACCTGAGAAATCTGAACCTGACGAGGACGGAACCGTAACAATTCAGGGTAAGGGAGTCTTCCAAAAAGCAGTGAGAGATATTTTTGATGCTTTTAGACTGAAGAAGTATGCTACAGGCGCAATTTATTTCTTAAGCTGGATTGCTTTTGGTCCTGCAGCAGCATTTTTTGGTAAGATTGCACCGAGAGTTTTTGGTGCAGTGCACGTGGCAACCAAAGCTGCACCTCCTATAGGTAAGGTTGCAAAGGCTCTCAATATATCAAAAGGTGCAACTTATAAACTTACTAAGCGTCAAATGGCGGCAGGTATAGGGGCGTCGATGGTTGCGCCGGGACTTGCAGCAGATACCGCTGTCGGAGCAGAAAAAGTAGTTTCCGAACAAGATAATCCCTTTGAGAGTGAAAAGGTAGCTGATGATTACGGCTTATCTATGAAAAATGCACCCGGATGGGATGCTGGCGGGGTCGTTAACTTTATGCAGGATATGTTTGGTGTCACCGGTGCACTAGATGCTTTCATGGAGTCTTTTGACAGCGACGCGCTGATTGCTCAAAAGAAATTAGGTAATGCGCTTTACTTGATATTCATCCGAGACGATGTAAAGACAGAAGCCGATGCTTATGATAAAGTAATTGAGCTTTTTAAAGGCTTATCGGAAAACATCAAAGTACCTAGCAAGCCCTTAGTAAAACCTGAAAGTAAACAACAACCTTCGGGTGAAGCTTTAGCTAGTGCAGAAGAAGATATCTTCGCTGAAGAGGAATATGATGAAGATGATATTCCAGGCGGAGAAGGTGAGCTGCTAGCAGTTTTTGAATAATTGAAAAAGATCTACTACAGTAGTTTCGCAGTAGGTAATCTAATAAAATTCAGAGACGAAGAATCAGAAAAACTAGGTTTGATTATTGCTCGGCCAGTAGGTCGTCCCGGAAGATATCTTTTTGAGGATGATCGGGGATCCGGATTTCATTTCGTTAAGGATGATGAATATCTTACTCTCTCTGTACCCGTACTGTACAGATATCAGAGATACAATATTCCTATAAGATCTATAATATTAGATGAATGAGAATGAATAGGTTATATAAGTAACTCTGTACTCTCTCTATATAAGAAATAACCAGAAGAGCGAAAAGTGTTTAATGAAAAATAAAAATTCTCGTAAAAACCAGAAAAAGTCTGAGAAGAAAAGACTGAAAAGAGCAGATAAGTCTAAGCAAAAAAGACTGTCTGGGGAAAAGCAAAGAATCGAATCTCAGAAGCATTTAGATCGACTTTCGAATTTACTTGCCATGCTACCTAAAGAATGCAATTTCTGCGCAGAGCCTTTTGATCAAGAAAAACCGGGAGCCATTGATGAATGGCAGGCAAATTTTGAAGGTTCTAGGGTTTTATATCGCTGTCCAGAGTGCAGCAACAATATGTAAGTTTTTATTTCCTGTGTTAAAATAGAAACAGGAGAAATAAGATGAATAAATTAGCTGCCTATATGAAAATGATGGGTTTTTTCTGGCTCCTTTTTCATGGAATCGACTACGCAAATCATAATTTTGTTCCTCAAATTCAACAATTTAATAAAAAGTATAAGAGGAAACCGGTTCCAATTGTGAAGTCCGAGATTGCTAAAAGAAAAGGCTTAGTCCGATATGATATTGTAACCTCTAATTGGGGCTGGAGAAATGATCCGTTTACCTTTGGTACCCGATTCCATCGAGGCATTGATTTTGCAGGACGATATGGCGCCGGAATTCCTGCTATAGCCTCAGGCCAGGTTGTTAAAATCTCTAAGGGTTATCGAGGGTGCGGACACTACGTAGTAGTTAAGATTAACGAAGATATTTTTAACAAGTATTGCCACATGAGTAATATTTATGTAAAGCGCGGCGATAGTATTGAAAAAGGAGACTTAGTTGGATCTGTAGGATCCACCGGGCGCAGCACTGGACCACATCTTCACTTCGAAGTTACTGATTCTAGTGGAGTCCAATTAGACCCTAGGGACTTTTTTGATAGCAATCACCTAAGTCGCAATCATGATCATTATCACACAGACCACACAGGGGGAAACTAAATGTCTATCAATCCTAAGAGAATGGCAGAGCAGCTAAACAAAGCAGAAAGTAAGCTTGAAAAAGTATCTTATATTGCCATTGTGGCTGCCGCGATTTCAATAATAAATTTAGTTATTCTAGTAATCATCTAAGGGTAAATTCTCACCTGATTTAGATACTTATTAAAGAGTTTTCTACAGCTAATCAGGAGAGTAAATTGGCAACCAACGATCAAATTTTAAAAGCTATTGCATCCATTAATGAGAAGCTAGCTAGTGCTAAAGTTTTAAATGGCGGATTTGATAAGCTTGCGATCGACGTTCAGAATGCCAATTCTAGTATTCAATCTCTTCATGAATCTGTTGATGAACTAAAAGAGATAATAAATGATCCTGAAAAAGGTATTATTTCGCGAGTAAGAGACTTAGAAGCAGAATCTAATAGAAGATTACAGTTTGTTGAAAAAGCAGAACAAAAGATAGGTGTTCTAGAAGACTTTGCCGCATGGCAAAAAGAAGCCTCCAAAAAGATAGATGCAATAGATCAGCATAATATTGATCTAGATAGATTAAAAATCTGGCAATCTAATGTTTCAAGGCTCCAGTGGCTATTCGGTAGTACACTTTTTGCTTTAGTTGTTAATATGTTATGGAAGATGATGCTATCTTAAAAGATATCTAAGTTTAACTATGAGCACGTTTAGAAAACACAAATCTATAGCAGATCGATCAGCCACCGATCGATCGCGCCACAAGCAAAAAATTGAAAAAGCTCTTAAAGAAGGTATTCGAAATATCGTTGCCGAAGAGTCTATTATCGGACAAGACGGTAAGAAAAAAGTTAGGATTCCTGTCAAGGGAATTAAAGAATACCAGTTTATCTACGGAGACAACTCTAAAAAGGTTGGTTCTGCTTCGGGCAAAGACATTCACAGGGGTCAGAAGATTGCTGAGGATAAGGATGACAAGAAATCCGGTAATAAGCCAGGGGATAAACCAGGTGAGGAGTTCTATGATGTAGAGATTACATTAGAGGAGCTCGCAGAATACCTTTTCAGTGACCTTGAGCTTCCTGACTTAGATAAGAAGAAATTTAAGTTCTTGTCTTCCGACACATTTAGAAGAAAAGGTGTTCGAACAAAAGGTATTCGCCCTCGCTTATCTAAGAAAGAAACTCTCAAGCAGAAGATCCGTCGAAAGAAGATGTCTAAAAAAGCAGGGTCCTTCATCGAAGAAGAAGATGAAAGATTTCCCTTTCATGAAGATGATCTTCGATACAAGCATTTTAAAGTAAAAGAAACAGAGATCTCATCTGCAGCAATATTCTTTATCATGGATGTATCCGGGTCTATGAGCACTGCTAAAAAGTATATTGCGCGTAGTTTCTTCTTTCTTCTCTACCAATTTTTACGTCACAAATACGATAATGTCGAAGTTGTGTTTATTGCTCATACTACCACGGCAAAAGAAGTAAGTGAGAAAGACTTCTTTAGTCTTGCGCCTTCAGGCGGGACATTTATTTCTCCCGCCCTAGATCTTGCAATGGAAATAGTTGAAAAAAGATACCATCCAAGCAACTGGAACATATACGCCTTTCATTGCTCTGATGGTGATAACTGGGCAGAAGACGAAGAAAAAGCATATACAGTTTCACAAAAGCTCAAGGCAATATCGCAGCTTTATGCTTTCTGTGAAATCGATCCAAGTAATGAATCAGCTCAGTGGCGTCAAAATTCTAATAATTCCAGAATGTGGGATGTTTATCAACCCCTGGCAGACAAAACCTTTAAGACCATAAAAATGATCAATGCTAAAGAGATTTGGCCTTCATTTAAGAAACTTTTTGGTGGGAGAACTCAATAATGGAGTGGACTTTTGACGATCTAGAAAAGTGGGACAAAAAAATTGTTAAACTAGCTAAGAAATATAATCTTGACTGGTACCCAATCGACTACGAAGTGTGTGACTATCACGACATGATCGGTTACATGTCGTACATCGGAATGCCCACACACTACCAGCATTGGTCGTACGGCAAGTCCTTTGAGCGAACACACACCATGTACAACCTCGGCATGGAGGGACTACCTTATGAGATGATCATCAATAGTGATCCTTCAATATCTTATTTGATGTCCGAAAATCCTCTGGCTCTCCAGGTGCTTATCATGGCACATTGCGTTGGCCACTCCGACTTTTTTAAGAATAATCGGATGTTTAAGCACACCGATGCAGCTAATGTAATCGCAAGGTTTCATAATGCAGCAAAGAGGATTAAGAAATACTCTGATAATCCTCATATCGGCGTAGATACTGTTGAAAAAGTAATAGATGCCTGCCACTCTTTGAAGTATCACAACTACCGTGAATTTGGAATCAATCGAAAATCACATCAGGAAATAAAGCAAGGCTATATTGATATTGCCAATTCTAGGCCTGAAGAACTTCCTGAAGATTTTGATATCAAAAAGATTCCACTAGAACCTGATTATGATATTCTAAACTTCATTGCAATTCATTCCAGAAATTTGGAGTCCTGGGAAAGAGATATTGTCAATATCGTACGAGAAGAATCAATGTATTTCATGCCGCAGGCAATGACAAAAATAATGAATGAAGGATGGGCATCATTTTGGCACTATAAAATAATGTCAGAACTTGATCTTCCGCAAGAGTTTCATCTATCTTTTCTTAAATTTCACAATCAGGTTCTCCGCCCAATGGTGGGAAGAATTAATCCGTATCACCTAGGATTTACTATCTTCAAGTGGATCGAGAAAAATCGAGGTCTAGAAGAATGCTTTATAGCAAGAACCGCTCATAATGATGAGTCTTTTATTAGAACTTATCTCAATCAAGAGATTTGTGAAGAACTTAATCTTTTCTCTTATTCCAAGAAGAAGAAAGAGTGGACAATTGATGATATTTCTGATGATGATGGATGGAAACAGATCCGTGAGGATCTGATAAAAAACGTGGGTTTGAATACACTGCCAAATATTTATATCAAAGAGTTGAAGAAGGATCATACATTGGTTCTTGAACACGAACATGATGGTAGAGATCTAGATCTTGACTATGCACACAATGTATGTGAACATATTTTAGATCTTTGGGGTGATGAATTTAAGTTCTTTACGATTATTGAAGATGATCCTTTCGAGATTTAAACTCCTACTTATTAGTGTGTATTATTGAATGTGTGGAGCATCACGAATGTCAAAATCAAAATTTGCTGATCTCATTAGTAAACAGAGAGAGGAAAAGAAGGCTTTGTCCTTCGAAGGTACTTTTCTTGAGTACTTAGAAGTTGTAGAGAAACAACCTAAGATTACATCTTTAGCTCATCGAAGATTATATGACGTCCTTACGGAGGACGGAATTGAAATCCTAGATGAGACAGATGATCGTTGCCGCCGCCTCTTCGACAGTGAGAAGACTAAAGTCTATAACTACTTTAAGCCACACTTCTTTGGTATGGAGAGATCCCTTGCAAAGATAATGAGATTCTTAAGATCAGCGGCAATGAAAGGAGAGGAAAGTCGTCAGGTTCTTCTTCTTCTTGGCCCAGTCGGTGCAGGTAAGTCTGCACTAATCGAACACATCAAAAAAGGCCTAGAAAGAGCAGAAAATATCTATCATTTAGATGGATGCCCAATCAGAGAAGAACCGCTGCACTTGGTTCCTCGTTCACTCCGGGGTAAATTTGAGAAACTGCTCGGTACAAAGATCGAAGGTGATCTCTGCCCAGTATGCCGCCATCGTCTCTTGGAAGAGTTTGGCGGCAAGTATGAAGACTTCCCAGTAAAACAATCCTCTTTCTCAGTTCGAGGCCGCCGCGGCATCGGCGTCGTTCCACCTGTAGATGCTAATACTCAAGATACTTCAATTCTTATTGGATCAGAGGACATCTCGAAGTTGGACCTGTATCCCGAGGATGATCCCAGAGTGCTTTCCTTGAACGGGGCCTTTAATGTTGGTAACAGAGGAATCGTTGAGTTTGTAGAGGTCTTTAAGAATGAGATTGAATTTCTACACACAATGATCACTGCGACCCAGGAGAAGAATGTACCTTCCCCCGGTAAAGGCGCTATGATTTATTTCGACGGCGTGATTCTTGCACACTGCAACGAGGCGGAATGGAACCGCTTTAAATCCACGCACACAAATGAAGCTATACTTGATCGAATCGTCAAGGTTAATGTCCCGTACTGCCTAGAACTTGACGAGGAGGTAAAGATTTACCAGAAGATGCTGGAGATGTCTGATTTCGATGCCCACATTGCACCACACACCCTTGAGGTCGCATCGATGTTTGCTGTTATGTCTCGACTTAAACCTTCTAGTAAAGTTGATCCTTTGGTTAAGATGAAGATCTATAGTGGAGAGGACATCATCGAGAAGGGGAGAGTCAAGAAGGTCGATATTAAAGATCTCCGCGAAGAATCCCGCGATGAAGGTATGACCGGTATATCAACGCGCTTCATCACCAAAGCGCTCGATTCTGCACTATCAGACTCTGAAAGAAATATGGTCACTCCAATCTCAGTTAGGGACTCCCTGATTAAGCAGGTGAAGGAGCAGATCATCGATGAGGAAGCACGTGAGCGTTACCTTGAGTATCTCCAGAAAACCTTGCACGAGGAATATCTGAGAATCTTAGAGAAGGAGATTACTAAGGCTTTCGTGAGTGCGTACGAGGAACAAGCTGAAACACTCTTCGATAACTACCTTGATCATGCCGAAGCGTATGTTAATAAGTCAAGAGTAAAAGATAAGGTAACTCGTGAAGAGATGGAACCAGATGAAAACTTCATGAAATCCATCGAAGAAAATATCGGAATTACGGGTTCTGCAAGAGATGGATTCAGATCTGATGTTACTACTTACATGTTTACTCTTCTTCGTGCTAAAAAGAAGATTGACTGGAAGGCTTACGGGCCGCTAAAAGAAGCCATTGAGAACAAGCTAATGGCATCTGTAAAGGATATGTCTCGAATTGTGACCAAGTCTAAGTCAAGAGACAATAAGCAGCAAAAGAAGTACGGTGATATGGTGACCACTCTCATCGAAGATTACGGCTACAATGAAGATTCCGCAGAAGAAGTGATTAAATTTGCAGCCAATAATCTGTGGAGAGATGGCTGAGATAGCATGTTTTATGAGATCTAAGGTTATAGACCAGGAAAATATTTCTTGGGAAATAAAAAACTACCTAAAAAATATGATAAACTTACTATCTGCACAAGAAGCGGATAAAAAAGTTGCTTTCTTAGTAGGAAACTCACCTAGAACGTCGTCAAGTACAATTTTAACTTTGATGAGCTATGATACGAAAAATAGAACAGAAAATATTATTAAGCAAATTATTGTTAAGACCGCTTTTGATCTTGAGAAAAATCACGCTATCTCTGCAAATATAATGATAAAGTATATTAAGTACTTTTACGAGATGATGGAAAGATTAGAAAGATCTGATCTCTCTCAAAAAGAAATTGATAATCATGCTAACAAATCCTTGAAATCTCATCTTGAAAATGTTCAAAATTCTTTACAAAGACCAAACATAAGCCACTTAAAAAGATTTTTAAAAAATAACTTTAATCCTAAGATTAATTCTCTTTTGACAGAAATATTAAATCTAGCAGGCCCCACAGGCAAGATATCTTTTCACGAAGAAAATACAGAAAAAATTATCTTAGAGTCAAAATCTAGCTATCAATTCTTATTGGATCCAGAGCCCAACCTGATGATCGAAAATAATTTTGAGTGGAAAAGGCAAGATGTAGCAACCTTAGTCATTGAGGGATTTATAGAAAAAGTATCAGAAATAGACTGTGTCTTAAGCAAAGTCGTTGAAAAAAATATTCCTTTGCTTATAGTGTGCCTAGGGTATTCTCAAGAAGTTATTTCAACAATTGCTTTGAATAACCGCCGCGGCACTTTTGATGTAATGATTGCCACGCCGTGCAAAGAGGATGATGCGGTGAATGATTTATCTGATATGACATGTATTTTTGGTACCCCTTATCACGGATATCAAACAGGGACAATTTCGACAGCTTTCACAGAAGAAGATCTAGATTTAACATGTGAAGAGATAATAGTTTCACCCGAAAAGATTCATATCAAGAATAGCAAAACAAGAAAATCTGTTCTGAAGAGACTTGAAAGATTGAAAAGTCAAATTGGAAATCATGAACTATCTGTCAATCAAGCGACAGGTACTAATACATCTCTTATGGATGACTATCTAAGAAGAAGAATAGATTGTCTAACCAGTCATCAAGTAAAAATATCCCTACCAAAGATAAATGCCCAGAAAAAATTTGGATTGATCGAACAAATTGATTATGGCCTGAGAGCTTCGAAATCAATCATAAAGAACGGTACCATAAACTTTAAGTCTAAAGAAAAAGTTGTGAAGGATGGAGAATACATAGCTTCATCTATTTACCTGGGAATTAAATTTGGGTATGAATTATCTAAGCAATTTATGTCAATGAAAAAGGCAATAATTTTTGATGATTAATTGGAGAATATTATGAGTTTGCAAAGTGACGTGACGTACAGCGTTAAAATGATGATCGAAGGAATCAAACCCTTGGTTGAAAAAAATCTTAGAATAGCTGTGAGGGCGAAAAGCCTAACCATTGATGAGGGCAGGATTCCTGGAATCACAAAATTAGTGCATGACACAATTGATCAGGGGTTCATAGAGGGTTCTGACCTACTGATAAATGCGATTAAAAGACACACAATTACGACAAAAAAGTAATAGCTTAACTTTGTCATGATAGAGGGAATAAAACATCTAATCCAGTGTCACTGTATACTTCCCCAGTATAGAAATAGACCCGACCCAGTTTTCCATAAATTTACTGTATTCTCAGTAGTAGAAAATGATATTGCTGCTGAGAAGATAGCCCAGTGCCCAAACTGTGGTGTAATGCACAAAGTTGTAGATCTTTGCAAAAGTGAAATTTTAATCGGAAAAGATGAAAACAGATCGCTAATAGAGAAAAGTGATATTTCTTTATCTCTTCCTCAAAAAGTAATTGATTTATTAGAAACGTATTCTTGTGATCTTCCTACATGGGAACATTGTTCTTTCATCCTTCATGAGAAGCTTTGGGGGTCAAAAGTTAGAATAATTTCTGATGACCTTGAAGATTCAACTGCAGCAAAATTTTTAGTTTTCAATGGTTTTGATGCTTATAAAATTGTGACAGAATCTAGTGATTCATTCTTAAGTCCCCCGCAGGAGATAAAATGAAGAAATATGGAGAGACAGAATCGGACCGATGGGCAAAAGATTCTTTGAAGTGTAGGCAAATTGTTTCTGAAATAATGAATTTTGGTGTATCACAAGATCAAATACTCCAGGTAATAAATCTTCTTGCAATGGAATTAGAAGATAGAAACCAAATGCTAGCCTTTAGAAATTTTTATAAGTCAATTCAGGAAGGTGAATCTCTTGAAGGAAATACTTCTACAGCAAAAATCATTCTAGATAGCTAAAAACCACGCTTTTAAATATTTACTCTGTGATGGGGTACCTCAAATGTCAAGAGTGAATAGACTTTTAAATAGTAGTATTTGGGACACTATCTGTGATGATCCTTCTTGTGGTGAGTTCAGAGCAGAGCTTAAACCAGAAATAAGAAAAGCACTACTTAGAATCGCATATGACTTTCTCGAATCACTCGACCCTAAGATGAACTTTAGCGATATTACCCTAACAGGATCAATGGCAAACTACAATTATTCAGATCAAAGTGATCTAGATCTTCACATACTTTTTGATTTTTCATCGCTTGGACCCGAAGGTGAATTAATAAAAGATCTTTTCAGTGCTAAACGTAGAATATGGAATGACGTGCACAACATAAAGCTCAAGGATCACGACGTTGAACTCTATGCTCAAGATAAAGCTGAACCCCACCATTCTACAGGGGTTTTCTCTGTTTTAAGAAACAAGTGGCTTGTCGTCCCTCACAGAGCCAATCCTGAGATCGACGAGGAGTATGTCCTTAAAAAATCACAAGATATTATGGACAGAATAGACTATTTATCGGGGATGGAAGAAAAGAGAAAATCTCTTGAGGTTACTAAAGACAAGATCATGAAAATGAGAAAAGCAGGCCTTGAGAGAAAAGGTGAATTTGATGAAGAGAATTTAATATTTAAAACCCTGCGAAATACAGGGTACATTGGAAAGTTAAACGACATCATTCGTAATGAATATGATCGTTCTGTATCATTAGATCAATAGCGCTACACAGGAAGGAAGTAGAAATGAGTAAGGTACTAGATAAGTGGGAAGAGTTAAAAGTTCTGGTGGAGAGCCTAGAGCTTGATATTCACAAGAATGCCCGAGGAAATAAGAGTGCAGGAACACGTGCACGCAAAGGATTGCGTCTTTTGAAGAATGCAGCAGCAGACTTAGTCAAGACTTCCTTAGATTCCGGCAAGGATTAATATAATGGGGCCGATCGGTTTCGACGTGGTCGGATGTTGAGGTGATGCAAGTCCTGGAGGTGCCCGGCCAGGTAAAAAGGCACAAAATAATAATCGCAAATGACGATTTTAACATGGAGATGGCGGCTTAAAAACCTGACCACTTCTGAGGTGGCAACAACCGATAAACAGAAAGTTGCTTGAGATAAAAGGTTTCGCTTACTCCTTTTAAAAGTAAGCATTTTTTTGAGATGCGCTTGCTGGAGCCAAAAACCAGCTAAACTTGTAAATGAATCCCTACAATTGAAGGTTACGGACGCGGGTTCGATTCCCGCCGGCTCCACCATTGTTTAGCAAAATAAATGCTAAGAAAGATAGTTATTCAGGAAGGGAAGACTTAAGCTTGCCTAGAATACTTTTCTCTATCTGGCAGATTCTCATCCTTGTTAGATTGAATACTTCACCAATCTCTTGTAGAGTCTTTGGTCCACCTTTTGCGCTTATCAAGACGCAGTTTAAATCATTTTCACACTTGATCCAGTTTTTGCACTCTTTTTTGCGACAGGGAATGTTTTTGGCGGAGTGCGCCCCAAAACATGTTTGTTCTAAAAATTTATTCATACATTTATCTCGAGCAACATCATGAAAAAGACTTTTATTCTTGACACTAATGTTCTTCTCTATGATGCAGATTGTCTGCTATCCTTTGATGATAATAATATAATCATTCCTCTAATTGTTTTAGAAGAACTAGACGGACATAAGCGGCGACCTGATGAAGTGGGTAAAAATGCACGAAGATCTGTGAGGATGCTAGACAATCTCAGGGAGAAAGGATCCCTTGACAAAGGGATCACTTTGGATAACGGCGGAACACTCACTATTTTAAGTAGCGATAAGATAACATGTCCCTTTCCAGCAGATTTAGATTTAACAACTGTTGACAACATGATCTTGGCAATGACAAAATGCCTTCAAGAAACCAGTAAAGAGAAGGTAATATTAGTCACAAAAGATATTAATGTTAGAGTTAAGTGCGATGCCCTTGGAATCAATTGTGAAGATTTTAACAAACATAAGATCATCGAAAAATCAGAAGGCCTCTATACAGGTGTAAGAAGATTTGATGCTCCACAATCTTTGATAGACAGTGTCTATGCTAACAAAGAAATACCCGTACCTCCTGATGTTATAGAAGGTGAACTTTATGCAAATGAATTTATCGTAATGAAAGATAAAGTGTCAGGAAAGGGATCAGCAATAGTAAGATATATGAAAAAGACGAAAACGCTTAGGCTTATTCCTGAGATTAAAAATTCCTGGGGTTTGATTCCTCGAAATAAAGAGCAAAAGTTTTCATTTGACATACTTTTCGACGATGATATCAAGCTAGTTACGCTGGTAGGAAAAGCTGGAACTGGTAAGACTTTATTAGCTGCCTCTGCAGCTCTTGAGCAGGCTTTTTCTAAAAACGGAAAATACAAAAAAGTTGTTATTTCACGACCTGTTCAGGCTGTAGGAAAAGATATTGGTTATCTTCCCGGTGATATTTACGATAAAATGGCACCGTGGATTGCGCCTATTCGAGACAATCTAAGATATCTTTTTGGTGATGATAAAGATACGCTAGACATGTATGTTGAAAGTGGAAAAATAGAGATTGAAGCAATAACCTACATTAGAGGCAGATCAATTTCAGATGCGATCATAATCATTGATGAGGCGCAAAATTTAACTACGCATGAACTTAAGACAATCATTACACGCGTGGGCGAAAATACTAAGATAATCTTGACAGGAGATGTAGATCAGATCGATAACACGTATCTAGATGCAACATCTAATGGCTTAAGCTACACAGTTGAGAAATTTAAAGATTACGATATCGCTGCACACGTAACCCTTTTAAAGGGTGAAAGATCAGAGCTAGCAAGCTTAGGTGCTGAGATCCTATAAATCTCTGATTTTTGTGATTATAATTGATTAGATTTTATTTAACCGGAGGAATCTCATGGATTTCGGAGCCAGCCTTTTTGGCGGAACAAAAGAAGTAATGATACCGAAAGAATGCAAGGTTGTTTTTGTATCAGATAACTTTGTTGAAGATTATGTTGGCGGCGCAGAGCTTACATCTGAAGCATTAATACAATCTTCTCCGTTTGTAGTTTTCAAGTTAAGATCTAAAGAAGTATCTGTTAAAAACCTAGAACAAGGACATGATAAGTTTTGGATTTTTGGTAATTTTTCGCAAATGGATTACAAGCTTATTCCCACCATCGTCGCGAATATGAAATATGCGATTTTGGAATATGACTATAAGTTTTGTCGATACAGGTCTCCTGAAAAACATCTAGAAATTGAAAATATTGAATGTGACTGTGATAATAATGTTCACGGAAAGCTGGTATCTGCTCTCTACCAGGGTGCAAAATCTCTCTGGTGGATGTCTGAAGCCCAAATGGAATTTTATCACAAGAAGTTCCCGTTCTTAAAAGATCGACCCAATGTAGTGCTATCGTCAGTTTTTGATGAAGATTTTTTCTTGAACATGAAATTGCTTAGGGCAAAATATGAAAACAATAAATCTGAAAAATGGATAGTGATCGGATCTAATTCTTGGATTAAGGGTGTCGACGATGCTGAGGCTTACTGCAAAGATAACGATTTAGAATATGAACTTGTCTGGGGTATAGGGTACCAGGAATGCTTAGAAAAATTGGCAAGTAGCAAGGGTCTTGTATTTCTTCCAAAAGGAGGAGATACTTGTCCAAGACTGGTAATTGAAGCAAAGCTTTTGGGATGTGAATTAGTTCTTAATGAAAATGTTCAACACAAGGATGAGCTCTGGTTCGATACTGATAATTTAGAAGATACTGAATCCTACCTTTATGCTGCAAGAGATAGATTTTGGAATGCTCTCAAAAATGACATGTCATTCTCAGGCACTCTCAGTGGTTATACCACAACTAAAGACTGCATAGAACAAAATTATCCGTGGCGAGAGTGTATCACTTCTTTGCTTGGATTTTGCAATGAAGTTGTAGTGGTAGACGGAGGATCTAAAGACGGGACATGGGAAGAGCTTGAGGAATGGGCCAAGGGTGAAGAAAAACTTGTCATACATCAAGAAGAAAGAGACTGGAATCACGAAAGATTTGCTGTCTTCGACGGTCTTCAAAAAGCTTTAGCTAGATCAATCTGCACCGGAGACTTTTGCTGGCAACAAGATTGTGATGAAGTTGTGCATGAAAACGATTACGAAAAAGTAAGAGGAATATGTGATAATTTTCCAAATAATATTGACTTAATAGCTATGCCAGTAATTGAATACTGGGGCGGTCCCGAAAAAGTCAGAGCTGATGTTTACCCGTGGAAGTGGAGGATCAGTCGCAATAAGCCACACATAACACATGGAATCCCTGCAAAGCTACGAAAATTTGATGAAAATGGGTATGCCTACTCTGCACCAGGCTCTGACGGTTGTGACTACATTAGGTCTGATAATTTCGACGTTGTTCCCTGTGGAAGCTTTTACACGCAGGATGTGGATAATGTTAGGCGGCAAGTAAATATGAATCCTGAAGCAAAGCAGGCATACCAGGCATGGTTCAATCAGGTAGTCAATGCCTTCCCCGCGGTCTATCACTTTTCCTGGTGGGATCTAGAAAGAAAAATTAAGACCTATCGGGATTACTGGGGTAATCATTGGAAATCTCTTTATAACGAGGGAAAAGAAGATACACCTGAAAATAACATGATGTTCGACTGTGCATGGTCGGAAGTAAATGATGAAATGATAAAAGCCCGCGCAGAGGAAATGAAAAATAAATTAGGCGGCTGGATTTGGCATAAAAAATGGAACGGAGAGGATACAACTTCGCACATAATTTGTGCAAAAGATCTTCCGGAAGTGATTAAACAGTGGATCAACCAAAAATAGTTTTTATTGTCCCGTCTTATAATATTGAAAAAAATATTGAGACACTAATTAGATCAATTAAAGATCAAGATTATGATAACTGGTCTTGTGTGATCATAGACGATATTTCTAGTGATGAAACTTGGAATGTTCTACAGAAAGCCCTTAAGCACGACGATAATTTTTCGATCATCAAGAACAAAGAGAAGAAGTACGCCCTAAAGAACATCATAGAGAATGCAAGAAAATTTGAAAATGATGATAATATTATCATAGCAGTAATCGATGGTGATGATTCACTTTGCAATTTTAGAGCAGCAAGTATTTTGGCTGATGCTTACGCCCGCGGAAATGATGTTGTGTGGACTGCACATAGGTGGGACACCAACGGAATGAACATATCAGGACCAATACCCTGTGAGGTTAATCCATATTTTTGGACTTGGAAATCATCACATCTTCGGACTTTTCGATCTTCTTTATTGCGGAAAGTAAGCGATAAAAATTTCCAGGATCGAAAAGGAAATTGGTTTAAGCGCGGTTATGATCAAGCCTTGATGCTACCCTTAATGTATGTTGCTAGACAGCATGAGTATGTTCCAGAAGTTTGCTATCTTTATAATATTGACTCTTCTTCAATACCTTCCGAAGAAAGAGACTGGTGTGAGAGAGAGCAGATATCCACGATAAATTTTGTTAGAGCACGCGGCTTTGTAAATTGAAAATACTGTTTGATAATGCTGATTTTAGTTCTTCCTCTGGGCCTAATAGCTTCGCTCGAAAGCTAGCGGAGGAACTTTTAAAAAGAAAACACTCAGTAAATGAGATGTCAGATCCAGATATTCAGTTATCTTTCATTATGGCATCACAAAATATTGGAATTCCAATCATTCAGCGTCTTGATGGAATATATTTTAATTCTGAGCAAGATTGGAAATCATTAAATACGCCGATCAAGCAGACTTACGATATTGCAACCGGCATTATTTTCCAGTCTAATTTCAATAAGGTTCTATCTGAAAAGTATTTTGGTAAAAAGATCAAATCGATAGTAATCAACAACGGCACGGACTTATCTGTGATTGAGAGCATACCCGCTTTAAAACATCCTGCTATTGATAATTTTGAAAATGTTTGGTCGTGTGCTTCTTCGTGGAGACCGCACAAAAGACTAAAAGAGAACGTAAGGTATTTTTTAGAACATGGTGCCCCTAATGATTGTTTAGTCATAGCAGGCGATCACCCAGATTATAAAATCCAACATGAAAGAGTTTTTTACATAGGGAATCTTACGTGGGATCAACTTATCTCTCTTTACAAGCGATCCAAATATTTCATTCATCTTGCCTTGATGGACCACTGCCCAAATGTCGTGGTTGATGCCAGAGCTTCAGGGTGTAAAATTATATGTAGCTCATCCGGAGGAACTAAAGAGATTGCTGGAAAAAACTCTGTGATCATCCAGGATATGGAGTGGGATTTTACTCCTTTTAAATTGTACCAGCCACCCGAATTAGATTTTAGTAGACAGTGTGAATCTCCGGAAAATATAAAGTCCATTGATATTAAGGATGTAGCCGATAGCTACCTCTCATTTTTTGAGGAATTTTTAAAATGAAAGTTTTTGTTCTTGCCCCTCACGAAAACTGGATATGCGATAGAATCGCTGCTGAGTGGAAAAAATATTGTTCTGATGTGACAACTGATGACATATATGAATCTGATGTAGTTTGGCTCCTCGCCGGCTGGTGCTGGAACCATGTTCCCACAGATATTCTTTCCAATAAGAAGGTTGTGATTACGGTTCACCACATAGTGCCAGAAAAATTTGATCAAGAAAAATACCAGGCATTTATGCACAGGGACCAGTTTATTGATTCGTATCATGTGCCCAATATTAAGACTGCCGAATTAGTAAATCAGCTTACCAAAAAACCAATCTTTGTATCTTCTTACTGGTACGATCCGGACTGCTGGAAACCTATAGAAAAGCCAGTCTGTAGAGATAAGCTAGATCTCCCACAGGATAAGTTTATAGTAGGTTCATTCCAAAGGGACACCGAAGGCGGGACAAAAAATCCAAAACTTGAAAAAGGGCCGGATCTTTTCTGTGACTACATTGAGAAAATAAAGAATGAGAAGGATGTTCACGTTCTCCTCGGAGGCTGGAGAAGAGAGTATGTTATCGATCGACTTGAAAGTGCAAATGTACCTTTCACGTTTTTTGAAAAGGTTCCTCTTGAGCAGCTTCGCGTTATGTACGGTGCTTGTGATCTGTATGTAGTTGCCTCCAGATTTGAAGGAGGCCCGCAAGCAATACTAGAGGCCGCAGCAATGAAGGTGCCCATAATCTCTAGAGATGTTGGGATTGCGACTGCAGTCTTGGATCCTCGTTGTGTAATTGATATACCAAATGAAATTTTTATGCCTGGCAACGATAGTATTGAAAAAAATTATCAAAATGTCCAGGATTACAGTATAGTCTTACATAAGAACAACTATCTTCAGATATTTGAGAGTGTTTTAAAATGAAAAAAAGAGCTCTTATCACGGGTGTTAATGGAATGGATGGGAGCCACCTATCTGATTTTCTCCTTGAAAAAGACTACGAAGTCTTTGGAATGGAGAGAAGATCTTCTACAAAAAATAGAACTAATACTCACCACTTAATTGGAAAGATAAATTTTATATCAGGCGATCTGACAGACCAGAATTCGCTTGTAAGAGTTTTGAAAGAATGTGATCCACATGAAGTCTATAATCTGGGATCCCAGTCTTTTGTGGGTGAAAGCTGGAATACTCCTGAGCAGACATCTAATGTGACAGGTTTAGGTGTTCTCCGCATCTTAGAAGCATTACGAGAAACTAATTCTGATGCCAGGTTCTATCAAGCTAGTACTTCTGAAATGTTTGGGAGAATGGTTGAAAATCCTGCCAAAGAATCTACGCCTTTTTATCCTAGGAGTCCGTACGGTGTGGCAAAATTATATGGTCACTGGATAACCAAGAATTATCGTGAGTCATATGACATGTACGCAGTGTCAGGAATACTTTTTAATCATGAGTCAGAGAGAAGAGGCCTTGAGTTTGTTACAAGAAAAATATCGGATGGTGTTGCAAAAATACACCTGGGACTTTCTGACCATATTTCTTTAGGAAATCTGGACTCTAAGCGTGACTGGGGATATGCCCCTGATTATGTTGAAGCTATGTGGATGATGTTACAAGAAGAATCTCCTGATGATTTTGTAATTGCTACAAATGAAACACACTCAATAAGAGATTTTTTAGATGCAGCATTTAATCATGCTGGAATTCTAGACTGGAAAAATCACGTAAAGCAAGATCCAAGATTTATGCGACCTGCAGAGGTTGCAGTTTTAAGAGGTGATTATTCAAAGGCAGAAAGAGTTTTGGGATGGAAACCCAAGACAAGCTTTGAAAGCTTAGTTAAAAAAATGGTTGATAGTGATATTAAAAAACTAAGCAAATGAACATTCTCGATAAAAATACAGACTTGATGAAGAAAGTGGAAAAAGGCTGGGGATATGAGCTCTGGATTCACAATGACGAGGAGTATTGCGGTAAGCTTCTTTATTTTAAAAAAGGAAAGAAGTGCAGCCTCCATTATCATGAAAAAAAGAAAGAAACTTTTTATCTGCAAGACGGAAAATTAGAATGTACTTTTTACCACCTGGATGAACCAGGCAATGTATCTAAAGTCATACTTTTTGCAGGCGACAGTAAAGAAATTACAAGAGGATTAGTGCACCAAATGAAAGCACTTGAAGATACAGTGCTGTTTGAATTTTCAACACAGCATTTTGACGAAGATTCAATTAGGATAGAGAAAGGCGATTAAGTGACCCCCAATTTAATATCTTTTAATACTCAACCTGCAGGCCCAGATGCAGAATCAATTCCCGAAAGAACGGGTATCATAAATAAAATCCACATAAAGAGTAAGCTTAAGCAGCTAGGTGTCAATATCGAAGATTTGAAGCTAGGCGACTTTGATCAAATCGGTGAGATAACAGCTAGAAAAAGAAGAGAGCCAGGATCAGAGCTCTATAGAAATGTTGGGGCATATTTTAGGCCCAACTATGAAAGAGGAATCTTAATTTACTCACTCATCAGAAAGTACAACTTAAAATCTTATCTTGAGATCGGGTTCGGTAGAGGTTACAGTTGCATGTGTGCTGCATTAGCTCTTTCCGAAAATGGCGGAGGAAATATTACCACAATAGATCCTAACCTCAATGAAGAATTTCTCAATAGTCTTTCTAAGGTGTTCCCGAAAGACTGGCTCGATCAAATTCAATTTATCAAAGGAAAGAGTCAAGAGTATCTCGCAGATGCAAGTCAGCAAAATGATAAATACGACCTCGTTTACATTGACGGAGACCACACTTATGCTGCCACAAAGAGAGACTGGGAACTTTGTCAAAATAGGTACAATAACTTCTTAGTTTTTGATGATTATCATCTTCCCGGAAAGGTTCAAAAAGATATTGAATGCTCAAATGTTATCGATCAAATAGAGGATGACTCAAAAGAGCTTATCATTATGGACAGAAGAATCTTTTTAGACGACAGAGGATATTCCGACGAAGAGATCGATTACGGCCAGGTTCTTTTAACGCGATAAATTTAAATGAAAATTTTAATCAATAGAAAGCCTGTTGATGGACCTTGGGGCGGAGGCAACTTATTTGTCAGGGCTTTCTGTGAGTCTGCAAACAAGGCAGGTCATGAAGTTGTCTTCCGCTTCGAAGATGACCTTGATGTAATTTTTGTGCAAGATCCAAGATATAGCGATCTAGGTATATCCATAAATGAGATAGCACAATACAAGCAGAGTAATCCTGGCGTTAAATTGATTCATAGAGTTAATGAATGTGATGCCAGAAAAAATACTGATGACATGGATTCAATGCTGAGGCAGACAAGTAGTGTGACAGATACTACAGTTTTTGTCTCTCACTGGATGAAAGACTATCATCTCGATAAAGATTGGCTGTGCGAAGATGTTGCAGTTGTTTACAATGGAGTAGACAGAGAGCACTTTCAAAAGAGAGATAAAATACAGAATGGAAAAATAAACATCGTAGCACACCACTGGTCAGACAACCGGATGAAAGGTGCAGATGTTTATGAATTCTTGGATGCGCTCGTTGCTGAGGATGAAAGATTTACTTTTACTTACATTGGAAGGACCAGCTCAGATCTTAAGCATTCTAATGTAATGGATCCCTTGAGCGGTCTTGATCTAGGTAAAGAGCTTTCTCGATATGATGTTTATGTAAGCGGATCTAGATTTGATCCGGGCCCAAATCACATACTAGAAAGCCTGGCTTGTGAAATTCCCACCATAGTACACGTCGATGGCGGCGGAGCAGTTGAGTTTGCAGGCTGTAATTTTTCTTTTCAAAACAGCGAAGAGCTTATTAAGCTGCTAGCATCAAAGCCGGATATTTCTAACGTAGTAATGCCTAGTTCTTGGGAAGAGTCTGTAGGAAGATATCTGGCCCTTATCGAAAGAATGAAAAGATTTTGAACATTGCCTTTGACTTAGATGGCGTAATTTGCCACAGAAAATCTGAGCTTGGCGGCCCAGAAAAATATCTAACTTGCTATCCTGATCAAGATGTTGTCGATGTAGTTAACAGACTTTTTGATGAGGGAAACTACGTCGTAATTTATACTGCAAGAGGTATGAACACTTACAATAATGATGTTCGAAAAGTTTATGATGGCTTGTACGAGTTAACAAAGAATCAGCTGATTAAATGGGACGTAAAACATCATGAGCTTGTTATGGGAAAAGTTTCCTATGATGTTCTTATCGACGATAAAGCACTTAATTCTAGCAATGCTCAAACAGCAAAAGACATAAAGCATTTCCTGAGCAATAATGGCCAGTAATATTATTTTCACAAACGGTTGCTTTGATGTGCTTCATAGAGGTCATGTTGAACTCTTGAAATACTGTAAAGATCTAGATGGAAAAGTTATTGTAGGAATTAACAGCGATGAAAGCGTAAGAAGATTAAAGGGTGAAAGTCGTCCAATAGTAAATCAATTAGATCGAAAATTCATACTAGAATCAATTCAGTTTGTGGACCAAGTTATAATATTCGATGAGGACACACCGTATAATTTAATGAAGTCTATCAATCCTGATGTAATTGTCAAGGGTGGTGATTATAATAAAGAAGATGTAGTTGGAAACGACCTATGTCAAGTGAGAATTTTTAAATATGTCCCAGGATACTCAACAACAAAAACAATACAAGATTTTAGTAGTAGGTGATAGCTGCTTTGACATCTATGTGTTTGGTCAATGTGATCGCCTAAGTCCTGAAGCACCTGTCCCTGTATTTAAAGAGAATAGAAGAAAATCAATACCCGGTATGTCACTCAACGTGGCAGAGAGCATTTTAAATCTTGGGGACGAAATTGATGTCATCACAAATGATACTAAAATAAAAAAGATAAGATTTGTTGATGAAAGATCAATCCAGCACATCCTAAGAGTAGACGAGGAAGCAACCGTAGATGAAATTTCTAAAGAACAGATCGAAAAAATAAACCCAAGCCTCTATGATGCACTTGTAGTATCAGATTATGATAAGGGCTTCTTAAGCTTTCTTGATGCAATAAGCATATGCGATAAATTTATCAATAAAAATATTCCTGTATTTGTAGACTCTAAGAAAACAGATTTGAGATGTTATAATGGCGTCATAATAAAAATAAACCAGCATGAAAAATCTCGGGTTAAGAATATGCCCCAGGGATCAAAGCTAATAACTACGCTAGGCTCACAAGGTGCTGAGTATGAAGGAGAGCGCTTCTTTCCCTACGAGACAAAAGTCTCTGACAAGCATGGGCACAGAGATGTGTGTGGCGCAGGTGATGCATTCTTAGCAGCTTTAGTTCACAGGTTTTTAAGGAACGGAAAGAACATAAAGGAAGCAATTGATTTTTCTAATAAGTGCGCTGCTATCGTAGTAGGATACTTTGGGACAAGATCAATTAGTGTAAAAGATCTTAAAGAAGAAGGAATAAAATAGCGTGAAAAACGGAAGAGTTTCAATTGCCATCCATTCGGGCAAATTAGATTATACACCCCTGCTTGAGAACTTACTTAAGTCAATTCTGGTGTGCAATCAATATCCGGACATAGAACTAGTTTTAATAGAATCTGCAGGAATAACAGAAGTTAGAGACTGGTTTAAAAAAATAGACTTTGATGATAATTTTGTGAACTTTGATGGAACAAGAACAGAAGTTAGAAAGCACAGCGGTACCCAAATAACTAAAAACTTATTGTTCTTGACGTACCCAGATGATTTACCCTGGTACACATGCTATCAAGATGCTACCAGAGAAGGTCTACGAGCAGCAACAGGTCAGTACTATGTTTTCATTGCTGAAGATAACCAGTTCTGTGTAACGGGGGATACGTTAAGCGATTACATCAAAATTATTCAGCACGAAGGCGAAGATAATACTATGGTTTCTCTCTCAACTTTGCAACAGTACAAGCATACTAAGCGTAACAACCGGGTCGGACCAATCAAGTCGCTTGATAACATAGATTACTTCGTTACAGAGTATACTAAGTGGGACCCCAACCTTTTGTGCAGCAAGAAAGTTTACGAAAGATTAGGGCCGCTGACGTTAAGTGACCCGGAGGATCCCCACAGATCAATAAATTATTTAAGTGAAAGAGCTAGGAGCATAGGCATCAAAAGAGTTTTCATGACAGTAGCACAAAATATTTGGTGCGCAGAGTCAAATAAAATCACAAATATTGAGGTGATAAAAAGCGAGACAGAAAAAAATCCTAACTTTTTGCTTTTCAACCCGCAGGATTATCGAGATCTTAAGGCATCTTTTAGAGAAGCAATAGAAGGAGATGGTTTTACCAAGCTACCCCTATCAACAGATTCTTTTTGCGGACATTGCAGAAACTACTAGGAAAAAAAATGACAAAAACAGCTTTGATTACAGGAATAGCAGGAATGGTGGGCTCTCACCTCTCTGACTATTTATTAGAAAATACTGATTGGAACATAGTAGGTTTTTTAAGATGGAATGATTCTCTTGATAATCTCGATCATCTGTTCACAAGGATCAATAACAAAGACAGGATCTACCTAAACTTTGGAGACCTTAATGACCAGTCATCAATCCAGAAATGCTTGGCTGAGTACAAACCTGACTATGTCTTTCATTTAGCAGCACAGTCATACCCTCAGACTAGCTTCACTGCACCAATTGACACCCTGAACACTAATATTCTAGGGACAGCAAAGCTATTAGAGGCAATTAGACATGAATCAATTAATCCTGTTGTTCATGTTTGTGCATCTTCTGAAGTTTTTGGTAAAGTTCCGCCTAAATATTTGCCTATCAATGAGGAGGCTCCTTTTCATCCAGCATCACCTTATGCTATTTCTAAGGTAGGCACAGACTTAGTAGGTAGATATTACGCAGAAGCTTACCAGATGCCTGTGATGACCACACGGATGTTTACACACACAGGCCCTAGAAGAGGAGATGTGTTCGCAGAGTCGACATTTGCTAAGCAGATTGCAATGATAGAAAAAGGCTTGATAGATCCAGTTATAAAAGTAGGTAACTTAGAATCTTTAAGGACTTGGGCTGATGTCAGGGATGCCGTACGTGCTTATCACATGCTAGTAACAGTAAATCCGATCGGAGGAGAATATTATAATATTGGTGGAAACTATACATGCACTATAGGCGACATGCTCAAGTATTTAGTAAGCTGTTCTACTAGAAAAGATATTGAAGTACAGATTGATCCAGAGAGATTAAGGCCGATAGATGCAAATCTTCAAGTCCCCGACACAACAAAATTTACAAACCATACGGGCTGGAAGCCCGAGATCAGCTTTGAACAAACGATGCAAGATTTGTTACAATACTGGAGAGAAAAAGTTGAAAAAAGAGGTGCATTTTTAACTAGATAGAGGAATGTCTAGAAAGATCACCGGAGAAAATCATGGATGTCTTGTTCGTAAATCCAAATAGCTCAAAAAAGGTTTACCAAGACCTGGCTAAAGACTATTCTGCAATTGAAACCCCTACCTGGGCCCTTCTGCTAGCACAGTCTTGTAGGTCTAGGGGCTATAAGGTAGATATACTTGATGCCGATGCAGAGCGACTTTCACAAGAAAAGGCATGTGAAAGAATTAGAAAACTTTCACCAAAGCTTGTTTGTTTTGTTGTATACGGCCAGAATCCAAATTCAGGAACCACAAACATGGCAGGCGCCGTCGATCTTGCTGAAGCAATAAAAGAAGAAAAGATAGAAACAACCATTGGTATAGTGGGCTCACACGTTCAATCACTACCCTACCAGGTTCTAAATGATGAAAAATCTTTTGATATCATCTTTTTGAACGAGGGCGTCTATGCTTTGTGGAACTTGTTAGCAGTTGATGATTTATCTGATCAAGCTAAGCTTGAGAAAGTAAAAGGTATCGGGTTCCTAAAAGGAGATAAGCCTCATCTCACACCTCCGGAAAAAGTAGTTCCTCAAGAAAAGATGGATGAACACTTGCCCGGATACGCATGGGACCTTCTTCCTTATGATAAAAACCCGCTGGATCTTTATAGGTCTCCTTACTGGCATGCGGAATACGATGAAGAGAAAAGATCGCCTTTCGCGGCAATCTATACCAGTCTAGGCTGTGTTTTCACATGCTCATTCTGCATGATTAACATGATTAACAGGAGTGATAATGAAGAAATTGGTATTTCTTCAAATTATTCTGGAATGAGATTTTGGTCTCCTGATTTTATTATTAATGAGTTTGACAAGCTTTACCAACTGGGCGTAAGGACCCTTCGAATCAGCGACGAAATGTTCCTTCTCAACAGGAAGTACTACCTGCCATTATGCAAGCTTTTGAAAGAACGCGGATATGGTAAAGATTTTCGTATGTGGGCCTACTCAAGAATTGATACTATTCGTCGACCCGAAGACTTAAAAGCAGTTAGAGAAGCAGGAATTAAGTGGTTATGTCTCGGCATTGAGGCAGCAGATCAGGATGTTAGGCTAGAGGTTACTAAAGGTAAGTTTAAGGATCTTAACATTAGAGATGTAGTTAAAAAAGTTCATGATGCTGACATTGAAATAATTGCTAATTATATTTTTGGGCTTCCTAAAGACAGTATGGAGACAATGCAGAAAACTCTGGATTTAAGCCTTGAGCTATGCACTTTAGCCTGGAATGCTTATCCTTCAATGGCGCTTCCGGGAAGCTTGCTTTATAAAGTTGCGCTAGATACAGACTTTAATCTACCAAAAGACTACTCAGGCTACTCATTTCTTGCTTATGATACTGTTCCTCTCCCTACAGAGTTTTTAACTTCTGCAGAGATAGTGAAGTTTAGAGACGATGCATTCACAGCCTATCATACACATGTTCCTTTTCTAGAAAAAGTTGAGAAAAAATTTGGCAAAATAGCCCGCCAAAATATTGAGAAAATGACTAAGTTAAAGCTTAAGAGGCAGATTCTAGGTGACTAAAATGAATAAAAAATTACAAGAGAAGTCAAAATTATATCGGCAGCAAATTTTTGAACTTAAGATAGCGTCTAAGTTCGGGCACCTTGCTAGCTGCTTGTCCTGTGTTGACATAGTAAATTCTCTGTACAACGATCCAGAAACTTATTTCGATCATAGTAAAGATGCTCTAATTTTTAGCAAAGCGCACGGATCGCCGTCAGTTTATCCGGTCTTGGCAGAGCTTGGATACTTTCCAAAAGATGAGCTTGAAAAATACTGCACACCTGATGGAATATTAAGGCTTCACTCCGACCAGTCCATCCCGGGCTGCCACTTCGTAGGTGGTTCTTTAGGTAACGGCGTCGGATATGCTGCCGGCCTAGGGCTTAGCCAAGACAGGAAAATTTACGTGATTCTTGGAGATGCAGAGCTTTATGAAGGATCTGTCTGGGAAACGTTTATTTTCATTGCTCACCACAATCTTAAAAATGTTCATTTGATAGTCGATAGAAATGGATTAGGAATCTTAGGGGAAACAGAAGATCTCTTGAGACTCGATCCCCTTGACAAGAAGTTTGAAAGCTTTGGTTTTGATGTAATGTCAGTTGACGGTCATGATTTTGATCAAATGAGAAAGGCATTTTCAAGAGATGCACTAGAAAAGCCTGCAGTAACAATCGCTAATACAGTTAAGGGTAAAGGTGTAAGTTATATGGAAGGTGTTTGGCAGTACCATACCATCATTCCAAAGGATGAAAAAGACATAGAGACCGGAAGGAAAGATTTATCATGATTGCACAAAGAGATGTTTTCCTCACCGCCCTTTTTGAGAAGGCAAAATTAGACAAAGATATCATGCTGATTTCTGTTGATATGGGAGCACCTTCCCTAGACAGATGGAGATCAGAACTTCCAGATCAGTTTTTGTTCGCAGGAATATCTGAGCAAAATGCTATAAACGTTGCAGCAGGACTCTCTGCGGCAGGTAAAAAAGTTTATGTCTATTTCATGGCAGCCTGGGCAGCTAGATGTTTTGAGCAGGTAAGGTACTCTTGTGCGATGGGTAACAATCCAATAACTATTCTTGGCAACGGCGTCGGTTTAGGATATGCTCCTGCGGGTCCTGCACATGAGCCAAACGAAGATATCGCCTACATGAGGTCAATCAATGGAATTGAAGTTTACTGCCCTGCAAACGGCAACATAATCAGTGATCTTGTAGAGCTCACAGTCAAAGAGCCGAAACTAAGATACATTAGGCTTGAGCGAAAGTATGCACAAGAGGTTGAGGCGTGTTATGAAAACATTGGCTATGTCAACAATGTAGGCATTTATTGTGTACGCCCAGGCCTTAGCGAACCACGAAAAGAGGGTGTTTCAAGAACCTGTATTCTTAGCAGCGGCTACATGTTAGGAAGAGCTATTAGAACCTGGGAAATGCTTATTAAAAACGGATTTGAAGCCTCTGTCATGGATTTGTGGAAAATAAAGCCAATTAATCAGGAGTTTTTTGTAAATCGACTCCGGGAATATGACAATATTGTCACTTTAGAAGAGCAGACTTTGGATGGCGGTTTCGGCTCAGCGGTTTGTGAGGCTTTAGCTGATAAGAACGCAAAGAAAAATGTATTACGTCTTGGCCTACCAGAGCGATTTATTTTTGAAAACGGAGACCGCGATCACTTACTTGATACAAACGGACTCTCTACTGATGAGATATACGATAAAATTAAAAACTTTTTGCAGTTGCAGGCAGGTTAAGAAATGAAAAAGGGTATTTTTGAAGAGGTTATGTCTTACACACCTACTTCTTTTCAAGATTACAGAGGTGAGCTTTACACTACGTGGAACAACGAAGATTTTAAAGAACACTTTGGAAAAGATCTGGATTTCGTAAGAGATAAAGTTTCTGTTTCAAGAAGTAATGTGCTTAGGGGTATTCATGGAGATGAAAAATCCTGGAAGCTAATGTCTTGTACGCATGGTGAAGTTTATTACGTTGTTGTTGATTACAGGGTTGACTCACCTAACTATAAGAAGTGGGACTGGGAGATCCTCAGCGATAAAAATAGAAAGATGCTGCTTATACCCCCGGGGTTTGGTTGTGCCTTCTATGTCTTAAGCGAGCTTTCTGTTGTCAATTATAAGTGGGCATATCCAGGAGATTACCCAGATGTCGATGATCAATTTTCTGTAAGATGGAATGACCCCTCCATTGGTGTCTTTTGGCCTTGCGAAAAACCTGTACTTTCTGAAAGAGACACAAATTCAAAACTCAGCTAAAAAGAAAGAAGAACAAAGATGTACGAGTGGCCTTTGATAAATGACAACATATCTGAAGATGATAAGGATAAATTGGTAGAGTTTATTAAAACTCCAGGAGCAAGATTTACCCAGCATGTAAATGTTAGAAAATTTGAAGAAGAGTGGTCTTCCTGGCTCGGAGCAAATCACACAACATATGTAAACTCCGGAGCAAGTGCAAATTGGATTATGGCATCAATACTCAAAGAAGTCACAGGACCTGGTGAAGTTATCCTGAGTCCTTTTGGATGGGTTTCTGACGTCGTTCCTTTTCTTGTCAATGGATTTAAGCCTGTCTTTGTCGATGTTGATATGCACAATATGTCTTCTAGTACAGATGCAATTATTGACGCTATAACAGAAAATACTAAAGCTGTCTTAATGGTTCATATTCTAGGCTTTAATGGGCTTACAGAAAAGCTTATGAGCACCCTCGACCAAAAAGGTATTATGCTTATTGAGGATTGTTGTGAATCTCATGGTGCTACTTTTAACGGAAGAAAAATCGGTACTTTTGGTGCTATGTCAAACTTTTCATTTTATTTCGGTCACCACATGACAACTATCGAAGGTGGAACGGTTTGCACAAATGATCCTACAATTCATGACTTAGCAAGGATGTTTAGATCTCACGGAATGACACGAGAGGCATCTGATGTAACCCAGGATTATTATAAAGCGAACTATCCGGACCTCAACCCACTCTTTACTTTTGCAGTACCAGGATTCAACGTCAGGTCACATGAGCTTTGTGCAGTCATGGGAAGAAATCAACTTAAGCGCCTTGACAGCAATATTGAAAAAAGATGTGAAAACTTTGATACCTGGCTTGATGCTCTTGATAGTGATATCTTCATAACTGAATTTAGCACAGAAGGATCTAGTAACTTTGCCCTACCTTTAATACTGAAAGAGAAAGATAAGCCTGTATTTGAAAAAGTGCAACAACTACTCAGAAGAGAAAGCGTAGAATTTAGGAAAGGAACTGCTGGAGGCGGCAATCAATATCGCCAGCCTTATCTAGAGAATTTTAAAGGCCAGTATAGAGTTTCTGGAAACTTAGATACTCTCGATCACATTCACGATTTCGGTCTTTATGTCGGCAATCACACTGACTTAACCAACCATCAAATTAGAAATATCTGTCATCTTCTTAATAAGGCAGCAGGTGGAAAATCATGAATCGTAAATGGCTACCTGCTTTTGCAGACTTAATTGATCGAATGACAATTCATCAACTCAAAGAAGTTTTCATACCTGAAAACAAGGATGTGTACGCTCAAGAAATGAGTGATATCGAACATGATCTAGATCTGATAATCCAGGAAAAAAATATAGAGCTAACCGGAGAACTAATACGGGCTATCGTTGTTCTTGCTCAAATGAATGAGCATATATGGTATAATGAATCTGAAGCCAGAAAAGGTCGAGATCAAGACCTGGAAAAGCTTAAGCTTACACACGGAATAAATGGTGTAAGAAACAGAGTTATGAACTTGATAAAGGTTCTTACCGGAGAAGGCAACAGGCTAGACTTAAAGACTGATTGCCTAGCTGATGAATTCAAAGACTGGGAGATCTCTCTTTTAAACGAAAAAAGAGACTAAAAATTGAAAATAGCATTCATCATAGACAAGACTCAAACCTTCCAGTTGGTCGCTTCTACTCTGTATGAATCTCTTGAAAGAGGTCATGATTGCATCCTGTATTGTAATTTTTTACCAGAAAACTTAGGTCAGCTTCTTAATGTTGAGCCCAAGATAACAGAGTACACTAATTTAAGATGGATAAATCACCCTGACAAGGGTCACCTAGTTCAAAAGGTAGCATCTAGTAGAAGTGAATATGATGCAGTAATCGGAATAAATCTTTTCAATGCAGGCTGGAAAAGACTCTATGAGACAGATCAAGAAGAAAACTATAGCCTCGAATATTGCTGGAATGAAATCTACAATCAGATCAGTGACTTCAAGAGTAAAACAACTCTATTATGTAACTCTGATCATTCTAGACAAATAATCAGCGATCTATCGTCTTATCCGAACTTAGAAAGTACAGGAAGCCCTTGGTTCGAATTTCTTTCTAGTTTTGCTAGCTTTCGAGGTCAAAAAAAGAAGATAACATTTTTAGCACCTCACAATAGCCTTTACATTAAACACCAGCATTTACCTAAAAGAGTTGAGAATATTCTTTCTAAATTAAGGAAGTGGTGTAGCGATAATGAATTTGATCTAGTCTTAAAATCAAGAAAAAAATATAACCGTAATTTTAAAAATGCTGTCAAGTTCAACGAAGTTGTTAGCGATACTGACGCAATGAGCCACATACTTTTATATGCTACGTCAGGGGCTGTAGTACACTTTTGTTCATCAGCTATTAACGAGCTTTCATTTTTACAGACACCTTATCTGTGCTTAGCGCCTGATTTTCAAAAGCAGCTTCATACTGATAGAATACATGCACCGGGCATAAAGCGCCTTCATAATTTATATTATAGCGGCGAAATATTTGACGGAAGGCACTGTGATTCACTGCAGTCTGATGAAATGGAAACTGATGCTATCATTCAAAAGCTTGAAGGTCTGCTAAGCTCCAAAAAAGATTGGAAAGCTTTTCAGGATCAATATTTTCCAGGAGATCATATCGGTTCTGCGGGTCGAATTATTGATAGAATAGAAGCCAATTATGTGCGAGCTCAAAAAACTTCAAACAACGAGAAATAATCTTTTAAACTGGGTTTTCCAGGATAAAGACAGTGTAATTCAAAACAAACCACGTTTTGTTCTTGATATGTTTGCTGATCACTTAGAAGAAGCTTATGGATCCTGGAGTCTGTCCAGCTCAAATGAAAAAATAAAGCTAGATAGATTCAATAGGCAGGAATACGAAAGCACAGATCTGTCAGCAGTAGTAGAAATTCATGATGAATTGACCAGCTCAAACGCTTTTTCTCATTTTTTAATTCACGGTAGCTGTGCTGATCTTAAAATAATATCTGGCTGGAGTGATTTCGATTCTATCGCCGTACTAAAGCAAGAATCTCTTAGAAGAGAAAATAGAGGTAAAACTTATGACCTCTGTATGCACATTGACAAGATGATGAGAAGAATTGATCCTTACCAGCATCATGGAATACACTTTGTTCATGAAAAGGAGCTTCTTTCTTTTCCTGATCTTTATCTTCCTGTAGACTTGCTAGCAGATGCGAAGTGTTTGCTCGGTAGCGCTGATATTAAAATTAAAAAAGTAGATTCAAGCGCGCAGGAGATGTCTAGATTTCTCGGAATAGTCAAGACTTTAAAAAGTGCTGCAACAGCAGGTGTTCTTCGTCATCATGCTAAAGATGGTAAATTTCTATTGGAAGACTATGCTGACCCCAATACGATGTATCAGCTGAAGTATCTTTTGTGCGTGGTCATGCTACTGCCTACTTTATGGCTTAATCTGAAGTCCAACTATTGCCGAAAATCAGAGTCGTATGAGCTTCTAAGATCTTATTTTCTAACAGAGGAACTAGAGTTCCTAGAGGCATGCTCTCACGTTAGATCTTTTTGGAAAGCGGACTTTCACAAAGAAAATATTATTCCTTCTGAAGTCAAGAATATTCTAGGTGAAAATTATCTTGCTAGGGCTGGAAAGTTTGCAGATCTTTTGGAGACAAGCCTTGAATCTTGAAGGAAAAACAGAAGAAGATTACCAGGAAGCAATACGGGAATTCTGCAAAGATAATCCGAACCTGACCATTTACCTTGCAGGTGAAATAAGTCATCCCGGCATATCTGATCTTGACTTTGTTGTTGTAGATGAATTTCCTGTAATTTCTCCTAAAGTTGAAAAATTTTTGATGGGAGGAAATGTTATTGTCATGCCTAGTAGTTGTATGCCCCAGATTTCTACGATTGAAAACTTTAACTTGAAGCTGGTGCAAGGAGAAAGAATAGATATCCAGAAAAATCAAAGCAACTATTTTAGCATTGTAGAAGTAATGGAATGGCTTCCGGAAAGAATATTACTGCTGGAAAGCCTGGATACTAAAATCTTATCACCTCAACAAATTTTGCTTTATTTGAAATCTGCAGACAGATCTATTAAAAATGTAGAAAAACTAACAGGGAAGCAATTCGATCGTGTAGCAACCGATAAATTAAGAGATAATTTTAAAGTTATTAATCTCCAGCAGGTGTTAAAAGGCTACATAAAATCGTGCGAGAGCGCATGGGAAGAATTTACTTCCTTTTGCAAAGTGTGCGAGCCCTCAATAGTCGGGAGCGCAAACATCTCAAGATACTACCAGTTCGATCACGAAAGATTTCCTCTGCTCTTAAGCTACCTCAATTACCTCTCATCTGAAGACGGAGATTTGCCGTCTAAACTTAAAGAAAGAATCACAGTCGACAAGTCTGAATGTAAATTTGATCAAGATTTCTTACAATTTATAAGAAAGAGATTTTCTTTGATTGGTGAAGTGTATGACTTCCACACTTCCAAAGGAAGTAAAAGCGGGATGATAAAGTATGGCTGGTTCCTCTAGTTCAGGGCAAGTATTAGTCGTTCACTGTATCGATACTGAAGGCCCAATCGGCGGTGATGTTAGGCGAAGACCTGATGGATCCAAGGAGTTTATGGACAACTGGCCTGATATTAAGAATTCACTTCGAGAGATAACATGCCCAGAGTTTAGAGAAAAGTACGTAGATTCCAACGGGAACCCATACGTTTATAACTGGTTTATCATGGACTTTATGGGCTTCAAGACTAACCCAAAGAATAGAATTGAAAAGTTCCACGACACGTATGATAACATAAAGTCTTTGAATGCTTCCCATGACTTTTTCCATTGGCACTACCACCAGCCTCCAAAAAGCGGAATAGGAGACCAGTGGAGCCCTGACTGGGACGAATCTGATATCCACTATGAGATTCTTGGCCGTAGAGCCTTAGAGAGGAATGACTTCCCTGAGGTTTATCGGGCAGGAGGAACGATCGAAGATAACAAGTGTTCTCATTGGCTTGAAGATCACTTCATGCTTGATTATTCTAATCGTGTGTCACATAGGTCTACTCCTACTACAAACATCTTTGATTTTAACTGGTACGGTGCACCATCACACTGGGGTTACTATCATCCTCATGTAGATGATCTAACACAGCCGGGTGAGATGAAAAGAATGATTGCGCGATCTGTGGATCTTGAGTCTAGGTTGCACAGTCTAGAGCAGTGGCAGGTGGATGAAGCATTTTCTTACGCTAAACAATTTGACCAGCCTGTAATTCTCTCTTACTTTAGTCACGACCATCGAGATATGAGGCCTGAGACCTATCGAGTCATTGAAATGATCGAGAAAGCCGCTAAAAAATCTGACGTATCTTTCTCATACTGTGATGCTAAAGCTGCCTTGCAACAAATTGCAAAGATCCAGCCTGAGAAAGTAGAAGTTAATGTCAATCAATACCCTGAAGAAATAACTTTTTCCTTCTCTTCTAGACCCTACCAGAAAAAGGCTTTTATTTTCGCTCTCACGTCTTCAAATAAGTTCGAGTATATTGAAGGAATGATACAGGTGCAAGAAGGCGTCTGGTCTTGCTCTGTGCCTTTAAAGCACGATTATAAAGTAATTGCTGCAGCTGGGCACTCACAATCAGGTGATAAGTTTGTTAAGGTGATAGAGCTTTGAGAATATTGGCTGTCATTCCAGCTCGAGGAGGAAGCAAGCGCCTTCATAGAAAGAACATCTACCCCCTTCTTGGTCGACCTCTCATAAGTTATGCGATCGAAGCCTGCAAAGGAAGCAAGTACCTAGATAATCAAAGTATATACGTCTCGACTGAAGATGAAGAAATTGCCGGAGTTGCTATTCAATTCGGAGCAAAAGTAATCGATCGACCTGTTGAGTTAGCTGAAGATCACGTTTGGACCCAGGATGTACTCTCACACGCCCTAGAATGGTCTGAGAGACAAACGGGAGATGAATTTGATGTGTTGGTAAGAGTGCAAGCAAACTCTCCCCAGATAACATCTGAGAAGATCGATGAGTGCATAAAAAAGCTACAAGATCATAATCTTTGGGAAGTTTTTACGGTCGACGAAGATGGTATTGAGGATGCTGCGGTTCATGTCATGCTGAGAAGATGCGTAAACCAAAGAGCGCTTTCGGTGTATAAAGGCGTAGTAAGAACAGACTACATCGATGTTCACAGCTTAAAAGATATAGAGAAAATCTCAAAAATTATGAAAGAGAGAGAAAAATGTTAGTAAGGCAAGACTACGAGCTGATTAAAAAAGTAGAATACTTCCTGAGAAAAAAGTCCGAAAATAAATCTTCAGGCAGCGCCACGCTTTGGCAATGGGCATTAAATGTACCTCACGAAGAAAGACTTAGTGTTCTTTTTGAAAAATCAGAAGATATTTTTAGTAAGCTAGAAGAGAGCGGCAGCAATTTTTCAGTCCTAGACTTAGGCTGTGGATTTTGTACTTACTGGCCTTTTTTAGAGCGACGAGGATGTAATAGATTTGTCGGGGTCGACCTTTTTACACTACGCGATCAGGGCGAACAGGCTTATCAAGAAACTGCCAATCTGGTTGCTAAAACTTTCTGCAAAAAATCTACTTGGTCAATTTTTGAAGGTGATGCAAGAGATATTGACGCAATATTTCAAGAAGCAGAAATCACAGAAAAGTTCGACATAATTTTTACAAAAGACACAGACTATAAAAAGCTAGGATCTACAGGCATACCAGAAGGTGTCTTCAACTCTATTTGCGACAAGTGGCTTAAAGAAGATGGAACAAAAATCTACGCGGGATGAAAAACCAAGGGTTTTAGTAAGTGTCATAATCACCTGCTACAACCTGGAAAAATACATCAGTCGCGCCATCAACAGCTGTATTAACCAAACACTATCTGATGATCGATATGAAATTATTGTAGTAGATGATTGCTCCACTGACGGATCGTGGGAAATCATCTCTCAATTTTCAGGATTAATCAAGCCGATAAAGTCAGAAAAGAATCGGGGCGTATCAGCCGCATCTAACAAAGGTATTACAGCTTCAAGTGGAAAGTATGTAGTCAGAGTCGACGGCGATGATTTTATCAATAAGAATTTTCTTCACGCGATCTCAGAGGTTTTAGAATGGAATGACGACATAGGTTTTGTATATTGCGACCAGATAGTTGTTGACAAAGACATGAGTAGAAAACAGGAAATTAATACTCTAGATAAGCTCCTCGATCACGGTGCAGGCGTAATGTTTAGAAGAAGATATCTTGATGCTGTTGGTTTTTATGACGAAGGTTTAAGAAATCGTGAAGATTATGATCTCATCTTGAGATACATTAAAAACTTTGATGGTTATAGATTAAGATTACCTTATTATCGGTACTTTAAGAGAGAAGGCTCTTTGTCGACGCATGTCGAAGAAAGATCTTCTTTGAAGTCAAAAATAGATAAGGATAAAAATGTCACACGTTGAAAATCTTTGGATCCGAATTAAGTCGGGAAATCCATTTTTTATTGCAGAGGCAGGGGTAAATCACCTAGGCTCTCTTGAGCTCGGTGAGCGTCTTATCAAAGAAGCCGCACAGGCAGGCGCGCACGCAATAAAGTTCCAGTCGTATAAGGCAGCTAATCTTTGCACAAAAGACGCACCTAGATTCTGGGACTGGGAAGGTGAGCTCGAAGAGGATGGATCACAATTTGATTCTTACTCTCATTTAGATTCTTTCGGGGAAGCTGAGCATGCTGAACTAAAGAGAATGTGCGATGAGTATGACATTGAGTTTATGTCTACTCCGTTTG